AATAAATAATCCAATAATTATTTAATGACGCATTTCATTAATTCTTTTTAAGATTTCTTCAGCCGCATCAGGACTGTTTTGGTTATCACCTAAGATTGTGGATATAACCTGTTTTTTATTTGCTAGTATGTCGTAGATAATTCCTTCAATTGTGTTTTCAAATATTGGGTAGTAAACTAATACATTATTTTTTTGACCAAATCTATAAGCTCTGTCCTCAGCTTGTGAATGGTCGGATGGTAAAAAAGATAAATCATTCATAATAACAGCCTCTGCTGCTGTTAAGGTTAAACCAACACCAGCCGCTTTAATATTTCCAACAAAAACTTTAACTTTTTCATTTTCTTGGAATTGGTCAACAGATAATTGTCTTTCTCCTTTTGACATTGAACCATCAAGTTTAACAGCTGTTTTACCAAAGTGTTCACAAATTTTATTAAGTGAATCTGTAAAGTTGCAGAATATAATAACCTTCTTATCTTGCTCAATAATATTTTCCGCTAACTCAATTGTTTGGGCAATCTTTTCATCTGCAATGATTTGTCTTACTTTGGTAAGTTTTGTAAATTGAACCGTAAGTGATTTTGATTCCTCAGGATTTTTTTCGTACCAATTATAGTAATCACCCATAACTTCTTCATATAATTTAGATTTTAATCTAAGGTAAACAGGTGTAATAATTTTGTCTGGTAAATCTAATACATCTTCCTTTAATCTTCTTAAAGTTAATCCTACAGTTCTATCTCTTAGTTCTTCTAAATTTGAGGCTCCCATGACATTCCATACTTTTCTTGAACCGACTTTAAATTGATATCCTTGACAGTATCTTATAACATATGCCATCCAATTCTTGGCAACGGGAGAATCTATTAGACTTAATAGATTATAATAGTCAATCGGGCGAGAAGTCATTGGTGTTCCCGTTAATAACCATAATCGGTCAACCTTCTTTACTAAATCATTAATTAGTTTTGTTCTTTGGGCTTGAGCGTTTTTGATATAGTGTGCTTCATCAATGATAACCAAATCAAAATCGGCTCTAAGAATTTGCGAATCATCTTTTTTCTTAGGGTCATGGAAATTTTTTATAATGTCATAGTTTATGATAACAAAGTCATGTTCGGTTGAAAAGTTTTTTCCTTCAGCAATATATGTTGGTCTGTCCGAATAATTTTCAATCTCTCTCTTCCAGTTAATTTTTAAAGTTGCGGGACAAATGATTAATATTTTTTTAGCCCCTGCTTCAAGAGCTGCGATAATCGTTGATGTGGTTTTACCAAGACCCATATCATCAGCCAAGATAAATTTCTTATTCTCAACTAATTTTTGAATTGCTTCTTTTTGATGTGTTAACGGAGGACGATTAGAATATTTTTCATAATTGATAACAACATCTTTAACCGTGTTGTCTTTAATTATTGAGGCTTTAGGTAACCAAAAATCATGTAGTTCTTGGGACTCAGTTATTTTACCCCAAATATGAAAAGCTTTTTCTTTATCAGCCAATAGTTTTTCAACCCAAACCTTTTCAGGTATTTCAGTCATTAATCTATCATCAGCAAGTTTCTGAGCAAAGTAGGCATCAAGTATAACCCACTTCTTAGCAACCTTAGGTTGTTTATCGTGGTTATTAATAATGTATTCAGATTGACTTCTTGTTGGATAAAACTTTCTATTAATTTGAGATTTTCTTTTCAGCTCCAATATATAGTTGTTTGCTCCTTCATATGTTTCCAACAATGTTAACGCCTTAGATTCTAAACTAACTTCCATTTTAATTAAATAATATTCATATGATTTCTTCCGTCGTTCCAATAACTCATATCGCCATACCAAACAAAGATTTCATCACCAGGGTTAATGTCTTTTGTTGCGAAGAACTCAAAAGAGTTTGTTTCAAAGTTAGACCTCCAATTTGCGTTGGCATTATTACTGTGATTATATAACATACCAAAACCTGCTGTTACAACTTGTTTTGTCCATTCACTGCCACCTTGTGGCCAATTAAATCTATAATCAATTAATATGTGACTAGACTCACCAAACTTCATTCCCAAATCAATTACAGGACAAACTTCAAATATTTCGTCAACTAATATTTGTTCTTTGGCAAAAACACCTAATCCATGTATTGGACTATTGTCAACATAAATTTTACTCGGTGCATCTAATCTCATAATCTTTTTATTAGAAATATAATAACTCTTTAAGTATTTATCAATATATGCAAAAGTTAGTACCAATTACACGTTTAGGAAAATTCTTTGGTGGGGAAGATTACGCCTTGGATATTGGTATGGGTGAAGAGTGGTTATTGGGTGATATGAACTTTACTGTTATTCTTTATAGAATTGATAGATACAAAACTAAAAAAGATGATGTTTATGGTGAGGTATTGGAAGACGGGATTCAATTTTTGGCACCTGTTGAACTTAAGGGATTGGTTCAAGTTATGGCACCACAAAACAAACTTCTTGGTAATTCAAGAATTGAACAACAAGAACCAGGAAATATGAAGTTTTCTATTTATCAAAAAACCCTTAATGATATGGGGGTTGAAATATTTCAGGGTGACTATTTGGGTTATTATGAAACAGAAGATAGGGTTAGATATTATACGATAGTTGATGACGGAATTGTTAAGTCTGATAATAAACACACTTATGGTGGATATAAACCGTTCTATAGAACAGTTGTTGCCACTATTGTAAGTGAAAATGAATTTAGAGGAATATAATGCCATTACCTAAAACACAGGTTAAACCTACATTACCTTTGGTTCCACAAAAGACTCTTTTCGCAAGAAGGGAACAATTGTTGGAATATATTAACAAAGACGGAACTTATTTACCTAAGTCGGTTTTACATGCCGATTTGGATAGGGGGATGTTAGATTTTGTTAAGGAAGATTTAAAGGTTGTTACTGCGGGCAAGATTGTCCCGATGGTTGATATTATTATTACAACTCAAAACTGGTCTCAATATGCTGAGACCTGGAAATTTGTTGACTTGGATTTTAATCCTAGTCCACCATTTATAACTGTTGTTAGAAGCCCTGAAGTTAAATTCGGTACAAACCCATCTCTACAATATACTATACCAAATAGAAAACAATTTTATTATGCTTCAGTTCCAACTTGGAACGGTAACGAACAAGGTATGGACATTTATACAATTCCTCAACCTGTTCCTGTTGATATCAATTATAGTGTTAAAATAATCTGTAATAGGATGAGAGAACTTAATGAACTTAATAAAGTTACAATGCAAAAGTTTTCATCAAGACAGGCATATACTTTTATTAAGGGTCAGTATGTTCCAATCATTTTAAATAGTATTTCTGATGAGTCTCAAATGCAAATTGATAATAGAAAGTATTATGTTCAAAATTATGATTTTACAATGTTGGGTTATCTTATTGATGAATCAGAATTTGAAGTTAAGCCAGCAATTGCTAGAGTTCTTCAAGTATTTGAAATTGATACGGCAACATTAAAAAAGAAAAAAAATCAGTTTCCTGAAAATCCTGATGAATTTTTAACTAATTTTTTATATGTGGTTGGTAATAATATGTTAGTTGAAAGAATTGATTTTACCGCAGATATGGAATTTGTTAAATCAAGTAACATATCATCATATGATGTTTATATTAACGATGACTATTACGGAACTGATGTTCAAAAAATTCAAATAACAACCAACGATGTTTTAAGAATTGATGTTATCAAAGAAAATAATTCAAATGATGCATTAATTCAATTTGATAGTAAATTAGTTTAATCTTCTCCGTAAATATCCTTCTTCTCTTTACACTTTTCAGTTATTAAATTCTCAAGGAATTTATAAATTTTAATACCTCTTTTGTCACAATACTTTTTCAGTATCTCATGTGATTCAGGGGATATTTTTATGTTCTTTATTTCTTTCTTTGTTTTCATGGTAGAAAAAAGGCAGAATTAATTCATACCGTTTACAAATACATATCTAAAAGTCAAGTTTTTTGTGTTAGTATTGAATATTTATCATTAAAATAAATCTGCAAAGAATAATTTAATAATGGCAACAGCACAAGTTAATCAAAAAGTATTTGTATCTCCAGGTGTTTATACATCTGAAACGGACTTATCGTTCGTGGCTCAGAGCGTGGGTGTTACAACATTAGGTTTAGTAGGCGAGACTATAAAGGGTCCAGCCTTTGAACCTGTCTTTATAACAAACTATGACGAATTCCAAGCCTACTTCGGTGGCACGGAACCTGTCAAGTTTGTGAATACACAAATCCCAAAATATGAAGCTGCGTATATCGCAAAATCTTATTTACAACAATCTAACCAATTGTTTGTTACAAGAGTATTGGGGCTTTCAGGTTATGATGCGGGTCCATCATGGAGTATCAGAACAACAGCTAATGTTGACCCAACAACAATTGGATTAGAAACAAATGTTGGTCAAGCTTTTGCTGTGAATTTCAGTGGAAATTCATCAGGAGAAACATTTTCATTAACAGGTGATTCTGTTTTTAATGACTACATCTTACCAAATCTTTACGTTCAATATAGAATGAGTGATGGAAGTACGTCTAATTTGTATGCTGATTTCTCAGCCGAGATTAATAGTATAGCACAACAACCATCATTATCCGCAACAACAGTTGCTTTCTATGGTGCAATACCTGGTTCAGACTACTGGCCAATTGTGACACAATATAGTAATCAAATTAACGAATATCTTTGTGATACTAATAACTTAGAAACAAACGATTTAAGTTCTAACGATAACGATGCTTGGTACTACGCTAACTTTGACAATTATTCAGGTAACGATTATTCGGGTTATTCTTTTTATTATTCAGTAACAAATATAGTAACAGGGTCTACAGGAAATTATACAGGTACTTTTGAAGGTAATATTTATACTTTCTCAGGAACTGCATATTCTGAATTTAATAACATGGTGATTGCAACACTTCGTTCAAGAGGTATTTCACTTTATGCTAATAGTGCGACTAGTGATGAACACGGACCAATTTATGAAGTTAGTGGTTTAACTGATTTAGATATGGTTTGTTCTGGACAATATTCAGGAGTAACTCAATCACCTTATGAAACTTTCTTATTATCGGGTGTTACTAAAGATGGTAATACCTTCCAATTAGAATCTTCTTTATCTGCGGCGTCTTCAAAGTATATTACAAAAGTATTAGGATTAGATAATTTTGGTAAATCAAGATTTGAAACTCCTGTATTTGTTGAGGAAATTTATCCTGGTACTTTAAACTACGCATACAATCAAGGTTATATTAAAGGTTTAAATTGTGAGTTAGTTGCATTACCAAGTGCTAGAAGCAGAAGTTCTTCATCAATCGCTTGGAATTTAGAAAAATATCAATCACCTGAAACACCATTCTTAGTTTCAGAATTAAGAGGTAACAAGGTTTACAGATTATTTAAATTTATATCAATCTCTGACGGAGATTCTGCAAATGTTGAAATTAAAGTTTCAATTGCTAACTTATCGTTCAATAACATGAGTTTTGATGTTTTGGTCAGAAACTTCTTTGATACAGACGCTAATCCTGTAGTTATTGAGAAATTCACAAACTGTAACATGGACCCAGCATCAAATAATTTTGTTGCTAAAAAAATTGGTTCATCTAACGGAGAGTTTGCTCTTATTTCAAAATATATTATGATTGAGTTAGCAGATGAATATCCTATTGATGCATTACCTTGTGGTTTCTACGGTTACACACAAAGAGAATATGCTAGTCCTAATAACCCATCACCATACCCTAAATTCAAAACAAAGTATTATTTTCCAGGTGAAGTAATTGCTAATCCTCCATTTAATAGTCCTTTCGGTGGTAACAACGCTGTTGAGTCACCAGGTAGTATTGTTAGAAGAAGTTATTTAGGTTTTTCAACTGAATATGGTATTGACGAATCATTCTTAACTTATAAAGGTAAGCAAAATCCACAAGCAGGTTGGGAAGTTGCAACAGACTCAATTCCTTGGAATGTCCTTTCAAAAGGATTCCATATGGATTCAGGTGCAACTGTTGTTACAATTGGTAACATATATGAAACTAGTGGACAAACTGCATTTGAGTGTGGAGTGGCAGATTTTAGAAATGACCCAGAAACTCAAGAAAACCCTTACTATTTTATCTATTCAAGAAAATATACAGTATGTTTTGCTGGTGGATTTGATGGTTGGGACATTTATGAAGAATCAAGAACAAATACAGATAGATTCCAATTAGGGGCATCAGGTTATTTAGCGGGAGCTTATCCTTCTTCAAGATATCCGACAGCAACAGGTGATGGTATGTTCAAGAGAATTATTGTACAAAATAATACTCAAGACTTTGCAAACACTGACTACTACGCTTACTTACTTGGTATTCTAACATTTGCAAATCCTGAAGCAACAAATATTAACGTATTTGCAACTTCAAGTATTGATTATGTATTCAATTCAAATTTATGTGAGGCAGCAATTAACATGGTTCAATTCCAAAGAGCTGATTCTGTTTATATTGTAACAACACCTGACTATAACATGTATCTTCCAGATTCAACTGACCCTCAAGCGATTATCTATCCACAAGAGGCTGTTGATAACTTAGATAACACAGGAATTGATTCAAACTATACGGCAACTTACTATCCTTGGATTTTAACAAGAGATACAGTTAACAATACACAAATCTATTTACCAGCAACTGGTGAGGTTTGTAGAAACTTAGCTTTAACAGATAACATTGCATTCCCTTGGTTCGCGTCAGCGGGTTACACAAGAGGTCTTGTAAACTCAATTAAAGCGAGAGTTAAGTTGACTCAAGAAGATAGAGATACACTTTATCAAGGTAGAATCAACCCAATCGCAACATTCGCGGACGTTGGAACTGTAATTTGGGGTAACAAAACACTTCAAGTTGCTGACACAGCTCTTAACAGATTAAATGTTAGAAGATTGTTATTACAAGCTCGTAAGTTAATTTCAGCAGTAGCGGTTAGATTGTTATTTGAACAAAACGACCAAGTTGTAAGACAACAATTCTTGGATAGTGTTAACCCAATCTTAGATGGTATTAGAAGAGATAGAGGTCTTTATGACTTCCGTGTAACGGTATCTTCTTCACCTGAAGACTTAGATAGAAACACTTTAACAGGTAAAATTTATCTTAAACCAACTAAAGCTCTTGAATTTATTGATATTGAATTCTTTATCACACCAACAGGAGCTTCATTTGAAAATATCTAATAAAAATAAGGGGGAGTTAATCTCCCCCATTTTTTAGCCAACAATGAGAACGAGAATAATAGAAGGATTCAAAGACGACAAAACACCAGATTTAAAATATTATGCCTTTGATTGGGATGATAACATTGTTCACATGCCGACAAAAATAATCGTAAAAGATGAAGATGGAGAAGAAGTAGGTATGAGTACCGATGACTTTGCTGAACATAGACATCATATCGGTAAAGAAAATTTTAAATATAAAGGTAGTACAATTGTTGGATTTGCTGAAGACCCATTCAGAAACTTTAGAACTGCGGGTGACAAAGATTTTGTAATAGATGCTATGAAAGCCAAAGAAGGACCAGCGTTTAATGATTTCAGAGAGGCAATTAATAACGGTTCAATTTTTTCAATTATTACTGCAAGAGGTCACAACCCCAACACTTTAAAACAAGCAATATATAACTATATCATTAATGATTTTAACGGAATCAGTAAAGATGAGTTAGTTAAAAACTTAAAGAAATATAGAACTTTTTCAGGAGAAGAAGAGATGTCTGATAATGAGTTAATTAAAACTTATTTAGCTCTCAACAAATACCACCCCGTTTCTTTTGGAGACGAAACAGGTGCGTCTAATCCTGAAGAGGCGAAGGTTCGTGCAATGGATGAATTTGTGGACTATATAAAAGGAATGGCTGCTGTACTTAATAAAAGAGCATTTCTAAAAAATGATGTAGCTAATAAGTTTGTACCAGAGATGCCTTCTATTGGGTTTTCAGATGATGACCCTAAAAACATAGAAGTAATGAATAAACATTTTAAAGATAAACCAGATAATATAGTTAAAACTTATTCTACTGCTGGAGGAATTAAGAAGGAAGTTAAATAAGGATATTCTTTTTAAAAAACAAAGTAAAGGGAAAAATTTTTCAACACTAATATATTTATCAATTATAAACATAGAAACAAAAATTAAATAATATGGCTGATTTACTAATGAAAATGCCTCTTCCTTATGAACCGAAACGTCAGAATCGTTTTATTTTAAGATTCCCGTCAAGTTTAGGAATTAATGAGTGGTTTGTAGAAAGTGCTGCAAGACCTCACATTACAATTAATGCTACTGAAATACCATTCCTTAACACATCAACATATGTTGCAGGAAGATTCACATGGCAAACCATCAACGTGGTGTTCAGAGACCCAATTGGACCATCAGCTGCTCAAGCTCTTATGGAGTGGGTTCGTCTATGTGCGGAATCTGTTACAGGTCGTATGGGATACGCTGCAGGATACAAAAAAGATGTTGACATAGAAATGTTAGACCCAACAGGAGTTGTGGTTGAAAAATGGATTATGTATGGTACATTTATGACAGACGTTAACTTCAATCAGTTGGCATACAACCAAGATGGTTTGGCAACAATCGCAGCTACGATGAGAATGGACAGATGTGTGTTAGTATACTAATACTCTTTATAAAAATTTATTTACCATTATATTTAACCGTATAGACATAAACTATACGGTTAATTTTTTTATATGCAAGACCAATCAAGAGAATACGGACAGAAAGACTTTTCACTTCCACATGACGTGGTTCCTTTACCATCAGGTGGAGTGTTCTACAAAAATAAAAAGAAATCATTAAAGGTAGGTTATTTAACCGCTGCTGATGAGAATATCTTAATGGGTGGGGTTGCCGATTTGGCAGTTAACTTATTAAGAGCGAAGGTTTACGAACCAGATATTAGAATAGAAGATTTATTGGAAGGAGATATTGAAGCAATTTTAATCTTCTTAAGAAACACTTCTTTCGGACATGAAATGGTTGTAAATCTAACAGACCCAGCCACAAGAAAACCATTCCAAACAACGGTTGATTTAGGTGTGTTAAGTATCGTTGAAGGTCAAAAACCAAACGAAGATGGTACATTTTCATTAATGTTGCCAAAGTCCCAAACTTCAATTAAAGTTAAACCATTATCATATGGTGAAATAATGGAAATTGAAAAAATGGCTGATTCATACCCACAAGGCAGAGTCGCACCGAAAGTTACTTGGAGACTTACAAAACAAATTGTTGAATTAAACGGTTCACCTGACAAATCAGAAATTGTTAAATTTATTGAACAAATGCCGATTGCTGATTCCAAATTCTTGAAAAAGTTTATGGATGAGAATGAACCAAAATTAGATATGAAGAAAACAGTAACAACCCCATCAGGAGAATTGCTAACGGTTAACGTTGGTTTTGGGGTGGACTTTTTTCGCCCTTTCTTCTGATTATAGGAAAAGTCAATTAGATGAATTTTACTATTTGACTAAGTTGTTGAGCATCTCTTACAACGACTTTTTACAAATGCCGATTTTCGCAAGAAAATATTTATTAGATAAATGGATTGAAGAAAATAAAAAAGACTGAATTTTCAGTCTTTTTGTATTTATAAGAAAAGTTAATATATGCCTAACGAACAAAACCCGATTGATTACTTCAAGGAACTCACCGATAAAATGGAAGAGTACCGTAAGAATGGGTTGGTTGCATTTTTCACAGATATTGGTAGAGCGATTACTGACTTAGATGTTTATGGTGGTGCAATCAATAGGGCTTTCGGTGAAACAAGACAGAGGATTGGTGATATCAAAACTGCATTGGCAGATGCTACCCCTCGTATTGATAGACTTGGTGGTGACCTAACATCAGCCCAACAAGCTATTCAGGATATTGCGTTAGGGACTAAAAGAAATGTTATTGCAACAACAGAACAAACTGAAAAACTATATGCTGCGTTTAAAGTTACTGGTGTTGAGATTAGAAGTTTAGTTGATGGATTTGAAGATGTTGGGGTTGGAGTTGGTCAAATGTCCAAACAAATTGAAAACTCTGTTCAATATATTCAAAGTATAGGTGCAAACACTAAGCAAGTGTTTGGTGTTGTCACCAATAATATGGACCAATTGAATCGTTACCAGTTTGAGGGTGGCGTTCAAGGATTAACTAAAATGGCGGCACAAGCTTCAATGTTGAGGTTTGACATGAGGGAAACATTCAATTTAGCGGATAATTTATACAAACCTGAAAGAGCTATTGAAGTAGCATCAGCGTTCCAAAGATTAGGATTAGCTGTTGGTGACTTGGCAGACCCATTCAGATTAATGAATGATTCAATTAATAATCCACAAGGAATACAAGATAGTTTAGTTAATGTTGCAAAACAATTTACTTATTTAGATAGTCAAACAAAAACATTTAAGATAACACCTGAAGGGGTTTTAAGACTTAAAGAACTTCAAGAACAAACTGGAGTAAACGCTAATGAAATGATGAAACTTGGATTGGCAGCTAAAGAAGCGGATGCAAGAATTTCAGCAATTAGTGCTATTGGGTTAAATGTTAAAGAAGAAGACAAACAATTACTTTCAAACATTACCAGAATGGGTGATGGTGGTGAATATGAAATTAGTGTTAAAGATAGTGCCACAGGTGAAAGACGTTGGGAAAAACTTACAAGTGTAAGTCAACAACAATTAGAAGCAACACTTAAGGAACAAAAAGAAGGACCAAAAACATTAGAGGATATTGCTAGGTCTCAATTAGATTATAGTGAAATGGTTGCTGGTGATGTGAGAGCAATATATCATGGATTTATGTATGGGTTTGCTAGTAATCAAACAATCAATAAAGAGGTTGAGGGTGGAAGAAGACTAACAGATGCAATTACAGGTACTCTTTCCGATTTTTACGGAAAAACAAAAAGTGGAAGAGAAATGGCCTCAACTGCAATTGGTGACTTCAAACAATTTTTAAAGGACATGAATGACCCTAATAAAGGTCTTAGAGAAGCTAGTGCGACTTTATTAGAAACCGCGGACAAACAATCACAAAAGTTCGGTTCAGAATTTAAAGAAGGTGTTGAGAAAGCTTTTAGTCAAATTATAGGTAAACTTGAAAATGGCAAATCAGAAACAGAATTAGGTGGAAAAAAACTTTTAGAAGGATTAATGGGTAATAGTTTAAAACCAAATGTTGATGGTGCGAAATTCCCAACCTATAATGCATTAATGGGTAAATCAGACCCAATAGATTTGGGTAGTAAACGTTTTCCAAACAAAACGCCAGGAGATGGACTATCAACAACTACAAATACCAAGACTACGGTAGATGTTGGTGGTAAGATACAAGTAGAATTTACTACACCTAATGGAAGTGAATTGACAAAAAAAATGTTAGATGATTGGGCAAATAGTCCACAGACTAAACAATATTTCATGAGTTTAACTGCACCACAAAACCCAACAAAGGCTCCAAACAACACAAATTACGGTAATTAAAAATTAATGACTAACCTATTTATATAAAAAGAAATTAATGCCAAGTCCCTTAGATTTAGTTAACTCAGAAGCTTTTAGGAAAAAACTAATTGTTAAGAATCTGGTACCTTATGCGAAAGCACCTAACAGACCTACGCCCCCAACTAACTACGAGTATATTCAATCCGATGGTTCAGTTGTTGATAGCCCTGATGTATTAATTGACGAACCTTCATTTGCTAACAAACTTTACCCATTAAATGAGTGGGGAGCTGAAGGTGGATATAGACAAGTTCCTGACCCTAATGGTCTTTTGAATAGTATTTCAAACCAAGGAGAATACGGACCTGGTCAACAAGACGCTCACATACTTGACCAAGGTATTGCTGAAGCAAAGAATTGGAAAAAAGTTAATGCGTACTCCAATGGAGGACAAGGTGTTTTAGATGCGGGTGAATTCATTTCAAATCAAAACCAAGGTGGTATCACCGCATCATTACAGTTATATAATAACCAACCATACCCAACAACATTTAACCCATCAAGTTATCCTTCAATCGGAATTTTATTATCACCAGACCCACAGGGTAGTAATGGTTTATTAAGTTCTGATTCATATATTGCCCGCTTAGGCGCTCAAGTTCTAAAAAAAGAATTTGAAAACAGAATTGCGGCTGAAATCAAAAGAAATACGATTGGTAGAGCCAATGTGTTCAATGTAAGAAGTGGAACCGACATTCTTAATTTAGTTACAGGTAGAGTTCCATTGATTGAGCCTAACTACACAATTACAGTACCTTCTAACCCCATATTAGCAGCTACAGATTTCGCTCTTAGGTTAGCTGGTAGCATTATACCTGTATCACCAATACCAGGTTCTTATTTTGACCCTAACACGTCTTTAAGACAATCTACAACAATCCAACAGATGAATAACGCTTTCAGACGAAGTACTGTTGGTAGATTTTTTAATAGATTATTGGGTGGTGGACAAACAGGTTCACAAATCATGTATAACAACATGGGTGGTGGACAAAAATCAAGATTGTTCAATAACCTTGATTTTAACAGATACAAGCCAAGTTTTGATAGAACTTTATTTGATAGATTAGGTGGGGCTATTGTTGGTTCAACAACGAATAATGCTAACTACTATATTGGTTCATTATCTTCAGACCCATCAAGAGTGTTCTCACCAGCAGGTGATATACCTGCAAACTCATATGGTATTGAACAACAATCACCAGTATATGGTCCATCAGAGTTGGCACAACTTTATGAAGGACCAAGTAGAGAAGTTAGACTTGGTGCTAACGGACCAACCTATAGTAATGGTGGTGGTATTGAAGGTGGAATGACTTGGGTATCACCTAAGTATAAAAACAATGCGGGTTTTAAGGTTGGTATTGGTGGGGCAATTTATAATCAAGACGAAGACTTTAAACCATCATCATATAATTCAACAGAGTCAACAAACATCCAATTCAAAGGAGGTTCAATATTAGATAACACTCAAAGAATTATTGATAGCCAACCACAAGGTGGAAAGAGATTACAACATGCGGGAAATGCGATTGACCAAGTTAGTAAAGTATTCAACGACGGATATAAAGAAATGACTAAGGGTTCAAGAGTAATTAAGTATACTGGAGAGATTGGACAAGAAGTTGGAACAGAATATTGTAGAGTTTTTGCAAAAGACATTCCTTACTTACAATACAATGACTTACAAAAAGTTGATGGTATTACTGTAAGTGGTAGAAGATTTTCTAATTCAGTATTGGATAACACATATAACTTAAACATTTATCCTAACAAACAAGAGGGTGGACAAAGTTCAACTAACTTGATTAACGGACCTGGTGGATTAAGTACAAATGTTGGTTATGCTAAAAAGTATATGTTCTCAATTGAAAACTTGGCTTGGAGAACTTCAAATACCCCAGGGTTTACATCAAATGATTTGGCACTTTGTGAGAGAGGTCCTAATGGGGGTAGAGTTATGTGGTTTCCTCCATATGGTTTAACATTTAATGAAAACGTTAGTGCCAACTGGAATCAGAGTGAATTCCTTGGAAGACCAGAGCCAGTGTATACATATAAAAATACCTCAAGAGGTGGAACATTACAATGGAAAATAGTTGTTGACCATCCATCAATTTTAAATACAATTGTTGATAAAGTTTTGGGCAGCGAAACAAACAAGACAAGAGTTAATTCTATTTTGGATTCTTTCTTTGCAGGATGTAGAAAATATGACATTTATGAATTGGCTAAGAAATATTATACAATCAATCCGAATGATTTGTATCTTCTTCAAACTGCAATCACTTCAAAAGATTTAACAAGAGAACAATTAATCTCAACAAAACAAACAATTCAAACAGGATTTAATGCACCAACTTCAGGAACGGACCCACTTGCTCAATCAAATCAAGGTAGTTCTGGTGAAGAAGCTTTAAAAAAATATAATGACTGGGGCTTTTATTTTGGAAACGATTATCCAAAAAAAGGACAGGTTAGTGCATATCAAAACGAATATACAAGATATACCGCACCTTCAAATATTGCATATTACAACGCTCAGACTAAACCAGCAGATTTAACAGGTGTTAACGAAATGTTTAATACTGTTGTGATACCAAACTATGAAGTGATGAAATTATTAGTTAATGATTTGGTTAAAGAGTTATCACAAAGTAGTGAAGGAGTTGTAACAATTACTGTTAATGCAAGTTGTTCTGCACCCGCTAGTAAATCGTACAATGATTCATTGTCTGCTAGAAGAATAGAATCTGCAATTCAATTTTTTACTTCAAACGCCGAATTAAAAAAGTATTTGGGTAAAAGTTTAATAGTTCAACCTGGTTCCGCTTTAGGAGAAGTAACAACATCACAACCAAAAGCTACAACAGCGGTTAATGGTGTTTATGACCCAAATTCTAATAATATTAAAATTAAATATGATTGTTCTGATGAAGCTAACAGTGGTGGTGATACAGAAGTTGGTGCTAAAGATATTTTCACTGCAGGTGCAATGGCATGTAGAAGAGCATTTATTAAAATTAGTTCAACCTTAAAACAACCACAAACAGAACAAACACCTAATTACACAACAGTAACTACAGACCAAATTGTTACAAAAACATTTAAAACTCAAGAACTTGAAAGAGCTTGGAAACCAAGAGATAATATTACTAAATTTGTATTGAGACAATTTTTATCTGAGTGTGATTATTTTGAAACAATTAAGGAACAAACACCAATGGTATTTGATAACCTTAAAGAAAAACTTAAGTTCTTCCAACCTGCTTTCCATTCAATGACACCAGAAGGGTTGAACACAAGACTAACGTTCTTACAACAGTGTATGAGACCAGGAGACACAATTCCAACTATTAAAGATATTGGAGGTACTCCTGTATTGCAATATAACAACGCAACAAACACCGCTTTTGGTGCACCACCAGTATTAATTTTAAGAGTAGGTGATTTTTATAATACTAAAATTATACCAACATCGTTATCATTCCAATATGAAGATTTGGATTTAAATCCTGAAGGTATTGGTGTTCAACCAATGATTGCAAATGTAACCATGAATTTTAATTTTGTTGGTGGAAGTGGATTAAAGGAATCAATTGATAAGTTACAAAATGCGTTAACATTCAACTATTATGCTAATACAGAAATTTATGACGACAGGGCTGATGTAACAGACAAAGAGGCGTTCCTTGATGTATTAGACAAAGAGTTTTTGGGGCAATCTGTACCGCCATCACCACCAGCAATTAATCAAGCAGCACCAAATAGTGGCCAAAATAATAATAGTACGGTAGGTTCAATCTTAACAAGTAATGTAACCTCAACAGGTGAAACAGGTACAATATCTTATACTGATTTCATGAATGGTGTTATTACACAAACACAAACTTATTTCACAAACGTTATTAACAAGAACAAAGAAGTCTTGAGTCAATATAATAATGCAATGAGGCAAGAGTGGATGATTTCAAGAGACTATTGGAGTGGAAATATAATAGATGGAACAACGGTTCAATTATTTGGTAAACCAAGTAATATACAACAAAGAGTTGATACAATATTTGAGGCTTTATCACTTAATATTTCACAGGGAGAAGATGGATTCATACAGTTTATTTCAAAGACCGAGAAACAATTTTCCCCAAGATTAATTCAAACTGTAAAGGATAATTATAAAAATTTCTTAAAAGATAAAAAGTCATCTTATTTATCACCAATCTTCAAAATAGTACAAGATTTAACAACTGTTGAACAATCTTACATTCAAACAGTTGCTAGAATGAATATGATATCATATCCTGGAGTACCTAATACTGGTACCGATGGATTACAAGCCAAATCAGGACCAGTAAGAGTATATTATACTTCTGACGATAAAGTTCCAAACACATTAAGTGGAATACTTACCGACATTTCTAGAATTAGAACTGATTTAGTTGAATTTAATACTATACTTAATAGTAATTCAACATTTACCTATACAGCAAATAATACCAAATATACAGCTCCTCTTGTTTTTGATGTGACACCAAAAGGTCTTTCGAACCAACTTGAAACAAAAGATGTGTTTATTCCTTTTAGTACTACACCAGACTTTGCAGATAACAAAGCATTTAGAAGAGCGTATATGATATTATCTAATGATGTTATTGATGCTAAAAAATATGAAGCATTTAAAAAAGCTTTGATTGGTAATGTGATTGGTAATGCTGGTATTATTGGAAAAGGATTTGATGATATTGAAAAACAATTTGATGCGTATTGGTTAACCATAGCTAAACCTCAATTTGTTACAGAAAATAATATTACTAAAGAGTTTATTGATAATGTTGAGAAAGATAAATTGAAGAAGTTTTTGGTATATACTCCGTATGATAAAAAAGAAAGAGTGTTAAAATATACAACTGAAAGTGCTGCATCAACATTAAATGTTGATACACAAAAAAATATGGTTAAAGGATTAGGGGCTTCAACAAACCAAAACACAAATAAAACCACATGGAATGATTTGAACGGAAATTTAAATGGTGCCTACATATCAAAAGCAAAACTTAACTAATGGCATTTCAATATTGGAACAGATATAGTCAATTCTTAATCAACGGACAACAAACCGTTGTTCCTTATGTGCAGTTACCTCAAAAGGCTACGGACAAAGCATATATCTACAAAGTTGCTAAGAGTAGATTAGATAGAGTTTCCCAAGAGTATTATGGTACACCGTATTTTGGTTGGTTAATATTACAAGGAAATGCTCAATATGGTGGTCTTGAGAATAATATCATTGATGGTGCAATATTGATTATTCCATTTCCGCTACTACCATCTCTACAGGATTATAAGGCGGCAATAGAAAATCATTTTTATTATTATGGCAGGTAACATTAGAGCAGACAATAACGGAGACATTTATGTTGAATTTGATTACAACAATATCATTGTGGTTGACCCAAACAAAACAATTGGTACTAATGGAAAAATTCAAGAAAGATTAGTTGACCATGAAAGCTTAGTCATGTATGCAAACTTAGAGGCTGACATGTTACCAAGAACTAAATTAGCAGTAGGAGGTGCTCCAAACGATAGAATCAGAACTATATCTGTTGCGAAAATTAATTTTTTAAAGCCAACAAAAAATTCTTATTTAGGTAGTGGTTATTATGACCAACTAACTGGTGAAAACTCAACCAAATTTAAAGGGGAAAATCAAATGTTTACTCAAGCGGTAGTTCCTCCAGACGGTTCAGGACCTTACGTTGTAGATAGACCAGCAGATTTAACTAATATTGTAGATAATGGATTGTTGGGTATTACACAAATTTCAATACAAACAAATAGTTCGTTCATACCAACGGTTAGAATTGAATTAGAAGATGTCCAAGGAAAGGCTTTATTTGAATTAGGAAACAACTCACCATATGCGGCGTTTTTTAATTTACCGTATCCTCAATTTAATTTAACACTAAAAGGTTATTATGGTCAAGCAGTAAGATATGTGTTAAACCTTGAAAAATTTAATGCTAGATTTAATTCGTTTAGTGGGAATTATCAAGTTAGTTTAGAATTTAAGGGATACAAGTTTAATATCTTGAATGAAATTGCTATGGGACACCTATTAGCTTTACCACACATGTATAGTCAAAACTATAATGTTGGGGAAACAGTAGTTGGTCCACAACAAACAAACAAGTCAGTGGAAGCCCAAGGAAAAACACAAGTAGGACAAGTAAAAAATAATGCATCGGGAACGGAAGCGTTGACGGTTCAAGTTACATCAAACAAAGGATATCAAAAAATTATTGAAGTTTACGGTGAGTATAAATCAAAAGGTTTAATTGCTCCTGATTTTCCTGAATTGACATTAATGCAATTAGTTAACAAACTTGAGAATCTTGAAAAAATAATCTCAGAATCATTTAATAAAGCTGAAGTAGAACCATTAACTAATATTAGAACGTATAAAGAATACCTACAGGAATATTTCAATATTATTAGAGGAGATGGTAATTCTTGGTTTACAAAATATATGAACCCAAGACCTATTATTTTAAAAAACAAAGAAAGGGTTTATGTTTTCAATAAGTTAGATTTGACAGAAATAGATAAGGGTATTGGGCAATTGAAAAATGATATTGACGTATTCAATAAGTATTTAGCGGCGAATCCTACATTGGGTGTTGGTGGTCCAGCAAAAATACCAAACCCGATTAAATATGAAACAATTGTTTATGATAGAATAACCTTGGATGGAATAGATTGGACTGCAACAGCGGCTGCTCAATATGGAATATCTCCACCTTCACAAACACAAATTGATGAAGTCACTAACCAATATAGTAAATTAACAATTCCTGTTATTACTAAAGACTCAAAGGGTAACCTTATAGATGAAAGACCAAAGTTTTTTATATTTGAAGGTGATGGTAGATTTGATAAAACAATATCATCTATAGATTCACAAGCAACAAAAAAATTACAAGAATACGAATCAAAAATCAGTGCTCAACTTCTAAAAAAATTGGAAGATAAGACTAAGGGACTTGGATTCAGACCAACGGTTAGAAATATGATGGCAGTAATTATGGCATCAGCAGAGGCTTTTGTTAGATTATTAGATGATGTTCACACAAATGCTTGGAGTGTTAAAGATGACCCCATTAGAAAATCGGCAATTTTAAATAATGTATCCTCAGCACCAAGTACTGAAACTATTGACCAAGTTGATACTAATCCATTTTTGGATATACAATTGAATATTGAAGAGACATTAGACCCTTCAAAAATACCTGTATATCCTTGGCCGTTATTTTTTGTTGAAACACCCGAAGATAAAAAGGGTAGATTCCAATTAAAGTATATTGGAGACCCATCAGTATCTGACCAAACTCAAGGGTATTTGTTTGATAAATGGCCTGAGGTTGAATTTGTTGAAGAATATGTTAAAGGTATTACAAAAAAGTTTAATGTTCCTCAATCACCAGACACATTAGAAAATGACAAATACACAAACATTTTAAATATAAATGCGATTGAATTTCCTACATTCGGATTAGCCTATTTGAACAAAGAGGAATTAAAATTTTTCTATGAAATATGGGAAAGACAATTTATTACATCACATTACTCAGGTCTAATTAGAGCTAATGAAAATCAGATTAATGATTTGATAACTCTTAATACTGAAACCGAGGTGAATAATATTGTTGAAAGTATTAATGTGTCAGCACCTTATTTGAGCTTTAAGTTAAAAAACTATAATTTAACTGCAGCAAACTACGTTCAAAATTTAGAAAATTTTTCAAATGGTGGGACGGGTAAGTCGTATCAAGATTTTATTAGAGATTTTTATGTTACACCATATTTGAAAGCTTTGGTAGATAACCCAACAAGTATATTGAGTATTTTAGATTTAGGTCAAATACCTCAAACAAACACAACATCACCAGCCCTTAGACAATTATTAAGCGTTGCCACCAATGATAAATTAATTGTTGATGTATTACCATTTTCAGACCCAACATGGTGTTTGAATAACATGAGTGAAGGTAGTACAACACAAAATAACGAGGTCTATGATACTAAGAAAACCTTGACTGTGTTTGAACCGAGAAAAATTATTGCAAACTTCAGTGATGTTTATGATTTTAAAACAAACAGACCAGTTACAAATTTTTCATTTTTAAATCCGACAAACCCAACTCAATTAGCTCTTTCATCATATAACGGAACTTATAGTTTAAAAGATTTTTATGCAACGCAAAAAACAGATGTTTTAGTTGCAACTGAAGGAGAAAAATATGGATTATCGCCAGCGCAAATATTAGAACTCAGAACAACAACATCAATGTTGAATACACCTTATTTTGTTAACGCGATTCAAAAAGGAGTTGATGGGTTGAGAAGAAGTGTTAAATATCCTTTTATTGAGGCTGCTTATCTATTCTTAAATTCTTTACCGTTGGCAACATTAAGAGAAAGATATAAAACACTTGATGGTACAACAACAAACGATTTAGATTATATTGCGTCTTGCTTCAATAAGTTTGGTGCCATACATAAATTACCATACGCTTGGATGTTAAAAATGGGGTCAATTTGGTACAGATATAAATTATACAAACAAACGGGTAAAGATATTCTAACAGATGTTTGGAAAAATTTTGATTATAAAACAAACTATAGTCCAATATTAAAGTCAGAAACACAAACATATGATTTTGTATATGGTGGAAACTCAAGTAGTGTTGTATTACAAAATGAAACAACATCTGATATTAAAATACAAACTGGATTTTACCCAAAATTAATAAACGATTTTAATAGGTTTTATAACGGATTTGAACTTTATTCAACATATTCTAGTATTGAAATACAAAGTAGTATTAATTTAGGGATGAAAGTTTGTAAGTTCCCTGATTCGGCGATTAGTGCGGCTCAACAAGGAACCAAAACTCTTAACCTTGATACATGGTCGGTATTACTTCCAGACTTTGTTGATGGTGATGTTACGTGTAATCCAAACGATAACACAAATGGTGTATTATATTATGTTGTTCCATCATTTGGTTCTCAAATTAATCAGACGTATAATGAGTGTATTGGGAAAAAAACAACAACGAATCAAACTATTGTAGACTTAACTAACAACTCATCAATGTATAATGGCTCGGTAAGAACATTATGGTCATCACCAAACTTTGGATATTTTGATAATAATCAAGTTGTAATGCCAACACCAAATCAATACATTAACTTTATTAATCCTAATGAAAAAAAGCAAGCTCCATTTAAACTTTTATCAACGAATGATTACTCATCAATAGAGGAAATTTTTTCTGTGTTCGAGAAGAGTACTTTAGATAAATTTGAACAAGAGTTTTTAAGTTTCTGTAAACCAATTACCGATGCTGATATTATTCAACCTGAGGCTCAGTACAATACTACTACTACAAATATCAATGCTAATTTCAGAAATTTCCAATCATTGATGAGGAGTATTATGGTGGTTCCCAAACCAACAACAGGACAAAATAATTTAGAATACTTTACATCGTCAATAACAAATCAAAACGGAACTTTCCAAAATGAAATGAAGGCGTTTTTAGAATACGATATTTTATTTAGAAATGGTAATCCGTCAAAATATAGAAGAAGAGTTTTTGATTCTTATTTGTCTTATCTATCATCACCAGTTGTTACAGACCCAATACCGTTTGAACCATATATTCAAGGCTCTTTACCAACAGCGGGTGGAACCGTTTTATTAAGTCAATCAAAACTTGATAACCCAAAGGCTTGGTTTGCTCTTGAAACTGAAGTTGGATTCTCAACAATTAATAATGTTGAATACAGTTCAACTGGTTCTTATATCACCGACTTCTTCGTTCAAAATAATATTAGATTTACTGATGCAAATGTTGTTATTTTAGCCCCACTAATTAAAATGTTTGCAGCAAGAAAATTAGAAAGCCCTCAATTAACACCAGCTCAATTTAAAAATCAGTTATCACTTTATCTTCAAAGAGAAGAAAATTTTCAAAATAACTTATTAGGGTTAGTTTTGTCTGGTGTAAGAAATAAATTACCATTACAACAACAATTACCGCAAAAGGCAATCCCAAGCGCGGTTAGTGGAGAACAACCTAAAGTTGAACTTTGGGAAACATTTAAAGCTATAAATGACAAGTGGATTGCTGGTGATGACTTTAGAACAAAAACTTTATTTGAAGATATGTTGTTTTTGGATAGAGCATCAAGAAACATTGGAGATACAATTCTAATAGATATTTTTGATATACAAGGAATGCTTGATAAAGATTCATTAAATAATGCGATGAGTGTTTACAGTCTTGTTGCAAGTATCTTAATCAAGAATAATTTCGTGGTTATGAATCTACCTGCATATGTTAATTTTTATAATGTACAAGATATTGATGGTACAGAGATACCACAAGCTGAAGGTTCGTTAGAGTTTGCAAATAATATGTGGGGTACGTTTTTAGATGTTGATTATAGAAAATCTAGTCCAAAGATGGTTTGTTTTTATTCTCCAAGACCGTCAAATTATTTGGCCTTACCTAAAGGTAATTTTAGATTCAGAGATGATTCATTTGAGTTAAGAAGAGCTTCTGAAAATCCGTTAATTGAAAATCAACAAGGTAAAAAAGATTGGGGATTGTCAAATAAGTGTGTTGGATTTAATGTTGACATTGGAACAAGAAATCAAAATATATTTTATTCATTTAGTGTTTCACAAGATAATGGACTTGCGACTTCTGAAGCAATTAACACTTTAATTAACATGACCAACAATGCAACAGGTAAAAATGTTGCAACACAAAATGCCAGTTTGTATAACATCTATAAGCAAAGAAGTTATAAGGCGACGGTAACTTGTTTGGGTAATGCAATGTTACAACCATCAATGTATTTTAACCTCAGACATGTTCCAATGTTTAATGGGCCTTATATGATTTTGGATGTACAACATCAAATACAGCCAGGTAATTTCCAAACTAGTTTTACGGGAGTTAGACAAGGTATATATGACTTACCTGCTATAGATAATTTCTTACAAAGTATTAATCAAAACCTATTAACCAAACTTTCAGAAATTCTAAAAATCAAAAAAGATATTCCAACTGTTCAAGGTATTACTAATAATCAAAAAACTGCTCAGGTGGTTCAAAAAGCGGATAATACGGTAGATGCTTCAAATAGTTGTGTAAGTAATGTTGACGTTAATGCTTATCCTGATTATGTAAATGTCCCACCAAAACCAACAGAAATAAGTCCACAAGAGTTTGCGAATAAATTAAAAGCGTTCAAAAAAGAAACAGGAGAATCTATCAGCGAAGCTCTACAAGCGGTTATATATTCAATAACATACGTTAGAAGTTATGTTAAAAATAGTGGAACTAATGGTCAATTTAATGGATTTAACAATAACTTTGGAGGTATTTCATTATATATTAATTGGGCACCAACAACACAGTATTTTGTAAAACAATATTCTTGTATTAATGTGAAAGGAAGTGGATTACCAAATGGAACATCAGAACCATTGGTAGGGTTTATTGATGTAGATTCGTATATTAAATTTATGGCGGCAAGACTTGAAAAGAATGTGCCAAGAATTTTAGACCCAGCCCAAACATCTGGTGGTTTACCACAATATTATGTTTGTAACTGGCCAAAAGAAAATGTTAGTGTTAGTTATTATCAATCCAATTTATCTTTATATACAGAAGTTAGAAATACATTCAAAGACGCATTACAATCATGTGTTAAGGTCGGAATTATTAAAGAAGTAACAAGAAAAGAGTTAATTGCTGAGTTGAAAAAGGTTGAGGAAAAAATAAAACAAATTGGGGTTACACCAACACCATCGCCAGTACCTGTATTACCAGGACAAGTTTGTCCTCCAGCTACAATAACAACATTCTCACCATTGGTTGGAAATAAGGGAACTATTTTACAAATCAATGGAACAAACTTAGATGTTGTGACTGAGATTTTTATAGGAAATACCAAAATTGTCGTTAAAGATAATAACAATGTTACCATATTTAATAGTGAAACCTTAAGGGTAACTTTACCACAAATAGGGACGGGTGTTCTTTCTGAAGAAAAAATTAAACTTGTGAGCGGTGTTTATGGAGAGTATCTTACGACAACATTATTTAAATACGACCCATCGGTTATTGCAGCTGAGGCGGCGTCTCCTGGTGGGTATGCGGGTAATAATCAAACCTCAGTAGTTTCGCCATCTATGAATTCTAATACTAATCCACAAAATACTGCACCTGTGACATTGGTTTCAAAGTATGAAGCCAAATCTCCACCTGATGTAACTGATAAGTTAACTGTTAGTGTTAACACAGATGCGGGTGTTTGGACTATTAAAAAGTTTGTTAAGATGACCGTTTCTGTGTTTAATAGAACAGTGGTTAATAACAACACAACTCAAACCTTAAAAACAACGGTTGAAACCACGTTATCTAATTATGTTGTTAATAATATTTTCACAATAACACATGACAATATTAAAACACTTTTATTTGATACTCCAATAGTACCATTTAATACAACACCAATAAAACCTGATGAGGTGGTATCAATTCAATTTGTGATTACTGCAGATGCGGTTGATAAAGTTAAATACCCTCAACCAACAATACAATCTTTTAACTTTGTTTATAACAAACCTGTAACAGAAACACCTTCATCTCCTGCCGCTTTGTTAGCACAAGTGCTTAATGCCCAACCAGGGTCTTTGATTAGAGTGGGAGAAACTTTTAGTGGTGGTTTACCTGACTATAACGGAACATCTTACTATAATATTAAAAAAGCCGCGGGCGGTTATATTACATTCAGGTTTGTTTGTCCGAACTTGTTGACCATCAAACCGCCAACCGTGACAGCAATACCAAGCTTGGATGAAGCGACAATTGTGATAACAAATAACCCTGACACAAAATATACAAATGTTATTGAGGTTAAATCATTAGGAACGTTCCAATTAGGGGTTAGATATACTTCGGAAGATTTGAAATGGACAAATCCATCAACAAACAATATAGAGTTAGTACAAGGAGGGGTAACAAGTCCACCATTCACTTTATAGGATAACAATATATTTATATAAAAAGATTTTTATGAATTTAAAATCAGCATTAGACAATTACCTTGGAAAATCAGTAAGATATTCTGAGGAAGATAACGGAGATGGAACAAAACAAGTTTGTGATTTAGACACAGGCGATTGTTACACCGTTAGAGAAAGAGACGGTCTTATTGAAAGAGCGGGGTACCAAACAACAATAAACAGAAAAGTTAGAGTTGAAACTTCAAGAGGAGTTAAAACATTATTAAACGGATAAAACAATGAGTTTAGACAAAAAAATTATAAGCGAGATTGAAAGATATAGAAAGATTAATAACTATATCTTGGAGCAAGCGGCAGCACCTCCACCACCAGATTTAGGAGCATTAGCACCAGCACCTGGTGAAGTAGGAGCGGGAGCACCACCTCCACCAGCGCCAGCTGAAGGAACACCACCTCCAGCACCAGAAACACCTCAACCAATTGATATTGAGAATGACCCTGACGTTGAGAAGATTGACGATGAAGGAAATTCTGAAGAGAAAGGTGAAGGTAGTGGTACCGAAGAATTAGATATCACTGATTTGGTAGATTCACAAAAGAATATTGAAACGAAACAAGAAGAATATTTTGAAAATTTATTCAGTCAACTTTCAAACTTAGAATCTAAATTAGGTGAAATGGATTCTATTATGAACAAGTTGAATTCTCTTGAGAGTAAAATAGAGAAATACAGAGAAAAAACTCCACAAGAAAAATTGGAATTAAGAAGTTTGGATTCATATCCATTTAACCAAAAACTTTCAACATTTTTTGATGACAAACAAGAAGATATGGAAAAGACTGGTAAGCATGAGTATGTATTAACTTCAGATGAAGTTGAAGATATTAACTCAAGTGATATCAAAGGTTCATTCCAACCAGGCGGTGGTGATAGTTATGACAACGAATTCAAAAGATAAAAAAGGGGACTGAAAAGTCCCTTTTTAATTTGACATATAGGGATTTCCCAATTATATTTAATAAACAATAAAACACTTTAAAATGAGTAATGCATTAGACGCCGTATTGGCACAGTATGAAAAAAATCAATTTGGGGGCGGGGCCCAATCAAAAATGTCGCAAGACGAAAGAATGAAAAAGTATTTCGCTTTAATCCTTGGGGATAAAGAGAAATCAGGTCAAAGGAAGATTAGAATTCTCCCTACATCA